CTTCTAAAGTCGAGGAGGGGGTTGATGGCCGTGATGTGAGCTACAAGAAGGCTTTTTCTACGATGGGGCAAGTTTACTCCCCTAGTTTCAAAGATATTGAGATCGCGACTGGAAAAGCGATGAAAGCTAAGATAACTTTGAAAATTCGTGATCCTCTGACAGATTATCAGCCTGAAAGTCAGCATTTTGTCGAAGTTGAGGATATCCGTCTAGTTGGTAAGAAATGGCAGGTTATTGATGTGCGTCCTGATTTTGATAATCGGGATTTTTTGATAGTTATTATCGGAGGTGGTCGCGATGTCTAGTGGAGCAAATCTAAAAGGATTTGATGATGTTTTGAGGAATCTTGAGACGCACCTTGGAGATACAAAGGTTAAGCGTGCAACTAGTCGAGCATTGAAGGCAGTCGCAAATGAGACTCTGGAGGAATTTAAAGGTGCTTTGGAAGTTTTTAAAGACACAGGAGAAACCATTGAAAGTGCTACTGTTGGACGTGTAACTGGGTTAACTGTAAGTGTTCCTGTTGTGAAAATTGGTTTTGGTGAGGGGTCTCGTTGGCGTTTGGTTCACTTGAATGAGTTTGGCTATGCAAAAAAAGCACATCCAAGAGGATTTGGTGTGATTAGACGTTTTTCAGAGGCAAATGCTCAAAAATATAAATATCGAATAGCCAATCAGTTGAAGATTGAAGGATTTAGATGATTAAAGACAAATTAACTGAACTCTACAACGCTTTGAAAGAGGATGAGTCTTTATCTGGTATTAGTATCAAGTCATTTGAACGTCCTGAGACCTTGGGAGATGATGAAACAAGTATTGTCATTATCCCTGTCGGTCCTCCGATGCAGACGGCTCATGGGAGCAATACTAGTTTGGCTAAGACTTTTCTCTATCAGGTCAATGTAGAGTCTGCCGATCGAGTGGAGTGTAAAGAACTCCAAGGAATAATTGAAAAAATAATGGAAGAACAAGGATTTTATCAGACTGAAGGTGGTTTGGATCAATGGATCCCTGATATCAAACGCTATGTAGACGCTCGAACCTACAAAGGTCAGAGTGGTCTGTATGATAAATACTAGAAAGAAGGTAAAGAAATGACAGTAAAAGGAACTGCACTTATTGGCTTTAAATCGGTCACTATTTGTGTGCATGATGGAAAGACTCCAACAGCTGGAGAGAACCTCTTCACGCTAGAGGGTAAAGATAATGAAGGGGCTACACAGACTGCTAAAGTAACTGGATTATCTAGCGATCCTGTAAAGACTTACGGTAGTAATGTTGCTTATCACGTATCCAATCGAGGTGTAGGTGATGTTAAGGTAGAGATGGGCTTACTTGATGTCCCATTAGCTTTATATACTAATGCTTTGGGGTATGGCAATGATAATGGTATCTATTACTTCGGTGCAGACACCGTTGCCAAGAATGTTTCAATTCTCATTGAAAGTAATACTGCTGATGGGGAACCAGTTTACTATGGTTTTTACAAAGGGCAGCTTTCTATGGATGCTATTGATTTTGAAACGATCAAGGATAAAGCTAATGAGTTAGCTACCACTAATGTGAATTTTGCTGCGACAGCTAGTTCAGATGCTGCAACTAATGGTCGATATGGTGCAATTGTGTATGGATCGGATGCTGAAAAATTGAAGAAATTGAAGGGTCAACTAAAGATGACCGCAGCAGGGTAGGAAGAGGGCGCAAGCTCTCTTTTTATCTGTTTTTCTAGGAAGGAAAAGTATATGGCTAAGGTACAATTTACAATCAAGAACGAGAAAGGTGAGGATGTTCTCAAGACTAGTAAGGAAATCACGACTATGGACTATCGTGACTATCTGGTTATGAATGAGGCTATGTCTAAAGACATGTCTGACGTGGAAAAGTTGGATAGGCAGTTGGACTTTATCGCCGGTCTCTTTGAAGATGTGACGGCGGAGCAGTTGCTGAAATATACAGACTTTGCTCGTATCATCGAAATTTTTGCGGACGTCTACGCTCATCTGGTTGGTGACGTAGACCCAAAGGGGACAAATTAGAGTCTAGTGAGGCTCTGCGGCGGTTCTATGGTTTTATCAAGCATGTCACAGAGGGACCTTATGGAATGAGTATTCGTGATGTGATGGATACGAGTTGGGAGGATCTGATGGGGGTTTTGGGAACTATGGAAACGATGGAAACAAGTGAGAGAGAAGAAGTTATAGACCTAGCTGATTTGTTGGGAACTATATAGCTTTTAACTTGCAAATGTAGCTACACAGGAGTATAATAATGTTGAAAAGATGGTGGCTACATGGATAAGCAATTTGTTATACGAGCGAGAGTTGATGAGAAAATTTTAAATAAACTAAATTTTATATCAACCAAGCTACAACAAGGACGATCAGAAACGATCCGTCAAGGGATAGAGAAGCTCTATAGAGAGCTGGGAGGACAAGATGAGTAGAAAAGGATTGATTTGGGCACGTATTTGGTTAGGTGTTGCTATTTCTTCTTTGGCTTTCTATATCTATACGATTATTTATATCTTTAATCATGATATGGATGAAATCTTTGCGCCTTTCATCATGTTGTTAATTTATGCACCGTTGATTCCTTTGTTTTTGATAGCAATTGGTGGAATGTCTTTATTAGCTTGTGTAGAATTTGCTTATCGTAATCTGCAACGATATAAATAAATGAAAAGAGTCCGTAAGGGCTTTTTTATTTACTTTGAGATAAAAGGAGGAACAATATGGCAGGCGGAACGCCGTTAGGTCAGATGTATATCGAGCTAGGGCTGGACGTGTCGAAGTTCAACCCTACTCTAACTGGTGCAAAAAATGCTGTAAAGTATTTTCAAAACAATGTCCGTTCTTTGGATAGTACTCTGAAAGGAAATGAAAAAAATGCTAGCTTACTTCAAGCTAAATACAAGACTTTAGGACAAGCTATTGATTCACAACGTAAAGTTTTGGATGAGATGAAGAAAAGTTTTGATAAGCTTGATCCTGGAACAGCTAAGTTTGACAAGGCTGCTGCTGATATTCAGCGTGAGAATGCTAAGTTGGCAGTAATGGAAAACCAGCTACGTGGGGTTGAAAAAGCTTTGAAAGATGTTGGTCGCGAAAATAGCTTGGCTGGTATAATTTCGAATCAGTTATCAAAGCAAGGGGAAAAGTTTGAGTGGCTAGGTGGGAAATTGCGTGGTATGGGAGACGCTATGCGTCCCGTATCGACTTTGGTTGCTACAGGATTTACATTAGCAACTCGAAAAGCAATTGAGTTTGAGGACCAGATGAACACAACAAAATCACTCCTTGCAGACACTGTACCTACTGTTGAAGAACTGAATACAACAACAAAAAGATTAGGTGAGAGTTCCAAAGGATGGGCGAAACAATATGGGATTTCTACGGCATCTATTAACGAAGGATTGCAAGAAATCATCAAGAAAGGTTTTGATGCTAATCAGACTATTGATGCTATGCCAAGCATCCTAGATGCTGCTAAAGCATCTGGCGATGACTTTAACGTGGTTATGAACGCATCTACAAACATCTTACGCCAGTTTGGACTAGAAGCTAAAGATACTGGTAGGGTAACTGACAGTCTAACTTATGTAGCTAACAAAACATCAGCTGGATTCTCAGATATGGGACTTGCTATGGAATATATCGGACCTGTAGCTCATTCGCTAGGTATGTCAATTGAGGAGACTTCAGCTGCTATTGGTCTACTTTCTGACAATGGTATAGCTGGTGAGAAGGCCGGTACGGCATTACGTGGTGCTTTATCGAAATTATTGAAACCTTCTGAATCTAATGCGAATGCAATGCGTGAATTAGGGTTTAGCGTTGAAGAATTCCAGTCTGGTGCATTGAAGTTGCCAGATATTATCGATCGAATCAAGAAATCTACTGAGGGCTGGACGGATGCAGAAAAATCCTCTGCAATTGCCCGTGCATTTGGTATTGAGGCTCAAACAGGTATGAATGCCTTGATTAATCAAGGAGGGGATGCGCTTCGGAATCTAACAAAACAAACTGAAAATGCTCGTGGATATACTCATAAACTTGCTAGAGAGTTGATGAACTCTTCAAAAAATGGAGTTGAACGTTTTAAAGCTAATCTGGAAGTATTGCAGATAAATATTGGTCAAAAGTTGTTGCCAACTTTAAGCCCTCTAATCGAGAAGGTTAATCATATCATAGAGAGTTTTTCAAAGGCTTCCCCAGAAGTACAAAATTTTTGGATAAAAGTTGGTCTAGGTGCAGCAGTCGCCTACCCTGCTTTGAATATGCTGGGTAATTTCTCAGCAACCCTCGGAGGAGTATTTAAAATCGCTGGGAAGGGAGTTGAGCTACTTACCACAGCAAGAAACATATCAGCAGTAGGGACAACCGCTGCTGAAGCTGGTGCAAGTGTAGGATTGTTGTCAAAAGCAGGAACATTGCTTGGGCTTGCTTTTACACCAACAGGAGCTGTAGTTCTTGGGACACTTGCAGTTGGGGGTGCAATTGCTTACTTTGCTCACAAAGCATATGAAGCCAGACAACGTGCTCAAGAATGGGGTGCAAGCGTTAGTGTGGATCAAGCAAATCAACTTCAAGATTTCAAAGATAAAGTAGATGAAGCAAACCATGCGATGACAGATTTTGGATCAGGTGCTGCTAGTGTCGATAAGGTAACTGAATCTGTCAAAAAGCTAGCTACTGAGATTCAAAAATTAGCTGATGAAAACCTAGCTAAAGACATCGATTTAGCACAAAAGTTAGGACTTAGTGATGAAGCAATTCAAGCTTTAACTGAGCATTCTAATCAAGTTAAAGATAATGTGCAACAAATGTCGGATGAGGTTATCAAAATTTATCAAAATGCTGCAAACAATCATCGAAAACTTTCTGAAGAGGAAAAAGCAATTGTTTTAGCGAACCAGAATGAACTCATCAATACTCAATTAGAGTTGATGGAATATTCTGGTGAAGAACGTATCAACATGATCAAAGCTTTCAATGGTCAAGCCGATGAATTAAATACAGAACAGCTTAAAAAAGCCACTGAGTTAACTGAGAAATGGGCCAAAGACGAACAAGCTTCATACAAAGAACGCTTGGAAGGATACAAAAAACTTATGGCTCAAATCAATGGCGAGGATGAAAAATCTGTTAAAGCTCGTGCTGAGATTAAGGCCCAAATAGAGCAATTGGAAGCAGAACATACTGCTAAGATGGAAGCATATAGTCAGAAGTGGAACGATTTACAAGGTAGACTTTTGAAAACCTTGAAAGTTAGCCCGGAAGCATTAACAGGTGTCATGAATCAGCTTAAATCACGAGCTGAAGAGATGAGCTTGACCTATGATGAAATGGCTATCAAGTTCCAAAATACCTTCTCAAAAGTACAAGAAGGTAATAGCATGTGGGCACAAACTGCTAAAGATGCAACCGAATCAATGAAGCTTGCAAACACTCAATGGAATGCAATGGTTTGGGATGAAAAGACTGGTCAATTAAAGACAAATGCAGTTGAAGAAGTTCAGAAGGCCCTTGAAGCAGAAGGTGGATGGGATGCCATGCAGTTTATTCTCAAAGAAGCAAACCTTGAAACAAATGCTCGTTTGACAGTCGGTGAAGCTTTAGTTGCAAATGGCCAGTGGGAGAAATTATCTCCAGAAGAGAAAAAATTGATTGTGAATGAAAAACCTGCTGTTCAAGCTATCTTAGATAGCAAAGAACTGATGTCACAATGGAACGATTTGCCTTCTGAGGTAAAAGAGATTCTTGGTAAGAATGAAAGCTTTTTAAGCAGTGTAGAAGGTGCTAAGCAAGCATTGACTCAGTGGAACTTAATGACACCGAGCGAAAAAGCGTTGACTTTAAAAGATTTAGCTAGTAGCGATATTAAGGTAGTCCAAGGTCGTATCGATATGATGACTGGTAAGCAATTACCAATTGAAGCAATCGACAACACACCAAGCACTGTAGAGTCGGTGTTGTATGGTGTAAATTCGATTCAACAACATAAACCAGTTGACATTAACGCGACAGACTTGACAGAAGTTGTCAGAAATGAGACAAGCAACGCTATTAATGCTATTAAACAGAATACTCCTATTGGGATTTTGGCTCAAAATAATACTCAAGGGACTGTTAACCAGGTACAAAGTGGGGTTGATTCTATTCGCGACAAAACTGTAACCATTAACGCCCAAGATAATGCTTCTGGTGTACTTTCGGGCATTAGAAGCTGGATTGATAGTGTAACAGGTAACTTCTTCACAAATATTTTTGCAAGTAGACACGCCCACGGGACCAACTACCACCCTGGTGGTTTAGCTATCGTCAACGACCAACGAAACAGTAACTATAAAGAAATGGTTACTCTGCCAGATGGTAGGAGTTTCATTCCTGAAGGCAGAGATGTCTTGCTCCCTCTTCCTAAAGGGTCTAAAGTCTTGAGAGCGGATAAAACTAAACGCTTGATGCGTGAGATGGGGATTCCCAAATACGCGACAGGGGTTGGTATTCCTAGCGATGCGAAATTCCTCCGTGAAATGGAAGAAGCGCAGCGTAATATTACAATTCAGACTACTAGTGTTCAAAGTGGTAAGGATACAGAAAAAGTCGTTGCTGAGATGAGAATTCTGAGGGCAAGTTTAGAAAAATTGCTTATTGCTATCCTCAACAAGGATACGAACGCTTATATGGATAGCTCTGTAGTGACGGATATTATAACCAAGAAGCAGAGAGAGCGAGAAAGAATGACACTAAGAATGAAAGGAGTACTTGAATGAGCGAAGTGACAATGCGTTTCAATAAAACTGATTTTCGAGAGCTTATTGAAATCCATGACATCCAACGAGATATCGGGAACAATCGCTCTATCTCTACCGACCAAGCACCAAGAATCGGAGTCAATATTCAGCAACAAACCATTGATGCAAAATATATCAAGGTAGATTTTTCGATCTGGTCCAAAGACAGAAATACCCTCAAGCACAAGCTTGCGGGTATTTTTAATGTTGATAGCCCTAAAGAGCTGACATTTTCAGATGAGCCTGACAAATACTATCTGGTCATGCCGATTGAGAGTATTTCAATGCAAGAAACGAGTGGTCGAAGGTCAACCGGTTCTATAAAATTCATTGTTCCAGACGGTGTAGCCCATAGCTCAGCCTATAAAAATTTCAATAGTGATGCAAATGCGCAAAGCGCAGCTGATAAAATGGTTTTTGATTTAGTAAACAATGGAACCGTTGAGGCTTTTCCCATTATCCAAGTTAAGCATAATGCTGAAAATGGATATATAGGTCTTGTCAATAATAATACGGCTTTTGAGATGGGAAACCGTGAGGAAGCTGATACTGAACCAGTCAAACGGTCTGAGGTCTTGCTTGATTTTAGAGGCGACAAAATCGCTGATGGCTTTGCTAGAGCAGTGAAAAATAGCTCAGTGACCAATAGCAGATGGGACAATATAACGGGAACATCAGAACTGACCACAGTAGATGGCAAGAAACGTATAAAGGTAAGAGAGCAGACCAGCGGGGCTTACAATGAAAATTATGGCGCAGGGCTTTCGTGGGAGATACCTGCAGACTCAACAGGTCAGAAAGGCTCACTCAATGATTATCTATTTTGTAAATTGGTCTATCAACTAGAGTCAATCAATCAATGTGGCTTTATTAAGGTAGCTGTATCTGACACTAGTGGTCAATTTTTGTACGGAATCGAAACCTATAAGCGCTATAACGGTCTATACTGTGGATTTAATGTCTTTGCGACAGATAACGCTGGTGGATATAACTTTTTAAAAACTTTGCTTTTTGACTCTTCTAGCGATAAAAATACAAATCCGTTTGCACTTTCAAAAGGTCAATTTGAATTACAAAGAAACGACGAGAGAGTTCAAGTTTATTATAATGGCTCGCACTATGACTTTATTGTCCCTGAAATTAAAGGCAAAAAGTCAGCTAAAATCCATGTTACGATAGGTGCTTTTCGCGGAAAAACAATCATCTCTCACTTATATCTTGATGAGTTGATGTATCGTAAGGACTTTGTACAAGCATCAAGAGACATTCCTAATCGCTATCCTATCGGTTCAAATGTTGTAATCAACAGTGAAGATGATACGGTCTATATTGACGGCATTGCTAAAGCTGGAGAGGTTGTTGATGGCTCACAATGGCTATCTATACCGCCTGGAAATTCTAAACTTGAGATGTATTTTTCAAGTTTTATCAAGAAAAAACCAACCGTGACAATCGAATTTGAAGAAAGGTGGCTCTAATCATGCTTTTAACAATTCATGATGCAAATTTACAAAAGGTTGCTTTTGTTGATAATAGCAAGCAAAGCACACTTAACTTTTACAACGATACCTGGACTAGAAGTTTACCAACAGGATCATCTACTTTTGAATTTACTGTATTTAAAAAGGCTATCAAGTCAGACTCATCGACACAAAAGGCCTATCGTTTTCTTAATGAACGAGCCTGGGTATCTTTCAAATATCATGGCAAGAGCTTTATTTTCAATGTTATGCAGGTTGAAGAAAATGAGCAGACAATTAAATGTTATTGCGAAAACCTCAATCTTGAATTGATCAATGAAGTAGCTAATCCTTACAAGGCTACAAAGGCTATGAGCTTTGCAGAATATTGTGAGGCAATGGACCTATTAAACTATACTCATCTTTCTATCGGTATCAATGAAATTTCAGATTACAAGCGTACTCTGGAATGGGAGGGGCAAGAAACCAAACTAGCCCGTCTATTGAGTCTTGCCAAACGCTTTGACGCTGAGATTGAGTTTGATACACAATTAAACGCTGATAGTACAATTAAGAAATTCTCTATCAATGTCTATCATGAAAATGATGACAACCATCAAGGCGTAGGCCGTATCAGAAATGATATACAGTTAAAATATGGCAAGAATATCACTTCTATCACCCGTAGAGTTGATAAGACTGGCATTTTCAATACAATCCGTCCAACAGGTAAAAGACGGGTTAAAAATGGAGCTGGTGAAGAAGTTGAGGAAGTGGTAACTATCCGAGGGCTTGACGATTGGAAAAAGTATAACAAAGACGGTATCTGTGAGTTTTACCAGCGAAACGAGTCGCTTTATGCTCCAATCTCAATGCAGCTCTATCCTTCAACATTCTCACACGGTACAGCTGATGATCAATGGACCAGAAAAGATTTTAGCTACGACACTGATAATCCAAAAGAACTACGTCGTTTGGCATACAATGAACTGAAAAAACATTGTTATCCAGCAATCACTTATGAAGTCGATGGTTTTGTCGATGTTGAAATCGGCGATACAGTCAAAATTCATGATTCAGGATTCAATCCTTTGCTAGTAGTTCAAGCGCGAGTTACTGAACAGAAAATCAGCTTTTCAAATCCAGCAAGCAACAAAACAGTATTTTCGAACTTTAAAGCCTTTGAAAATCAGTTATCAGACGGAATACAAGAGGCTCTTGAGCGCTTATTTGAGCAGTCTAAACCTTACACAATCAAACTTTCAACTAGTAACGGTATCATTTTTAAAAATCAAACTGGAGAAAGTGTTATCACTCCTACACTTTACAAGGGCGGTAAGTTGATAACGGCTGGAGTCACTTGGAGATGGTCTTTAAATGGGATTGTAACAACTGGTCAGACATACACAGCTAGAGGTAGAGATGTTTCTGGCGTAATCACATTGACTGTTGCAGCATACATAGACAATGAAGAAGTCGCAGTTGATGAAATCTCTCTAGTAAATGTATCAGACGGCTTAAATGGCCCTAAAGGAGACAAAGGTGACCCAGGTAAGGATGGCGTTGCTGGCAAGAATGGTGTGGGCTTGCATTCTACTGTAATCACTTATGCACCATCTACATCAGGGATTAATGCTCCTAGTTCTGGATGGACAAGCACTGTTCCAGTGATCCCAGCTGGACAATATCTTTGGACCAAAACAACATGGAATTACACAGACAACACCTCTGAAACTGGCTACTCAGTAGCTAGGATTGGTAGAGATGGGAATACTGGTAGAGATGGGATTGCTGGTAAAGATGGGGTTGGAATTAGTTCAACCGTTGTTGTATATGCTGGTTCTACATCAGGAACTGTTCCGCCAACCAATGGCTGGACGACTCAAATCCCTAGCGTTCCAGCTGGTCAATATCTTTGGACGAAAACGACATGGAGCTATACGGATAAAACCTCTGAGACAGGGTTCTCTGTTGCCAAAATGGGTGAAACCGGCCAAAAAGGGGCTAAAGGAGACACTGGACCTAAATGTGATAAGGGAGAGCGTGGAGAACGTGGGCTACAAGGTCT